TCCCACCATTGATGAACTGATGTCTCGCCCCTTGTCCGAACGTGCAAGGGGTTTTCTGCGTGAGGTGCAGTTTGCAGGCGGACAGGTCGAAATTGCAACCGGCCTTGGCCGTCGCCAGCTCGCGCAGGAATGCCGCCGCAGCGGCTATGTCCACATTCGCGAAGACGAATGCATCGCAAAGCTGACCGGCCTCGGGCAAGCCTATCTCGACCGGTTGATGAGGGCGAACTGATGGCCGGTTACTCATCCGTAAAGCTCCTCAAGCCCGGCCCGAACGCCCTTGCTCTCATTACGACGGCGGTTAGCGAAGGCGTCGTGACTGCAACCGAACCAAGACATGTGACTGCCGCGAACAATGCCGTTGGCAATGGCTACCTGACGCGCGACAAGAAGGACGCCAAGACGTACTATCCGACTGACCGCGCTCGCGATGTGCTGGCGATGCTGCAAGGGATAGCGGAACCGGGCGACCTGCCGGCTTCCGTGGATATCCCGAATAATCTGCCGGATATCCTTCCTGCTGCCGATGCATCGGGCCTTGTCGCGACGGTCGAACGAGCGCGGGCGCTGCTGGACGAGGGCGATATCGTCAATGCCCGCATCGTCGCATCTGTTGCTTATGCGACCGCGAAGTCGGCGGCGCAATTCGCCGAGCAGGTTGGGGCGACGGAAAAGCTGATCGCGAAAGCCCGGCGCATGCGGGCGGACGCACTGCTGATCGAAACGCGGGCCAAAATCCTCATTGCCGACAAATGGGACGAGGCGCAGGCAGCCGGGCAGGCGTCGAAGGGCGGTCGCCCGAAAACCGTTTCCGATGGAAACGGTTTTACATCGGAAGAAACCGGCTTGTCGCGCAAGGAAATTCATACGGCGCGAAAGCTGGCGGCGGCGGAACATCGTGAGCCGGGCATTGTCGAGCGAGCGATTCAGGCCCGGCTATCCGCCGGTCTTGAGCCGACGCGCGCCAATCTGCGCGCGGCCGTGGGTACCTCGACGGCGACGAAGGAAGAGCGCGGCAACAACCTCTATGAGACGCCTGCGGAAGCAATGCATACGCTACTTGCGCTCGAAGCCTTTTCGGCGACGGTGCTTGAGCCCTCCTGCGGACGGGGCGCGATTTCGCGAATGCTCGAAAGTGTCGGCTATGGCGTCGTTCTTGCCGATCTGGTCGATTACGGCACGGCGGACCAACACGGCGAATTGCAGGCGGTGCAAGACTTCCTGACCTCGCAGCCGCCGGAATGCGGGTCTTACGATATCGTGACGAACCCGCCCTATGGCGAGGTGGTCAACGCCTTTGTCGCCCATGCCTTGCGGGTTTTTCGACCGCGTAAGTTGGCGCTGCTGCTCAATCTCAATTTCCTTTGCGGTTTTGCGGATGACGACCGCAATTTCGTCATGGACGATTGCCCGCCGGCACGCGTTCACGTCTTCAAGCGGCGGTTGCCGATGATGCACCGCGACGGATGGGATGGCAAAAAGCCCAGCAGCCGCATGAATACGGCGTGGTTTGTTTGGGAGCTGCGCGACGACGGTAGCTACGGCGATAGCACTGTGATCCGGCGATTCGACTGGAAAGACCACATGCCGGCTGAAACCGCCGTCACGGTGGAAGGCGAGGCGGCATGACGACGCCAGCGCAAGCCGCTCGCCAGCGCGAAAAGACACGGGTTGCCCGATTGACCGAAATCGCCACCTTTTGCAAGGGCGACAAGTGGTCCATCGACACCGAAGGCGGTGCTACGCGGATCGTCGCGCGCCGAGCAACCGGCGAAAGTGCCGTGCTTTGCACCTTCCATGCCGAAGCGCTTTCCGACGATATCGAGCTGATCAGCGGCGCACTTGAAAACGTGGTGTTGTTCTTGGAGCTTCGCCGCCGCGCTATCGTTGCCTTACGACAGGGGCGACCAATCGCCCGCGAACGGAACGGTTTGCGCGAGGGCGATTTCGCTGCGAACGCCGCGATGCTCTGCAATGAAAAGCTGTTTCACCGCTTCCTTGAGCGGCGCGACAGTAGCCGGGCGATTCATAATCGGGACCACGCGGACGGCGTTTTGAAAAAGCTGCTCCGCATTACCAGCAAAACACAACTCAACACCGAAGAGCGCGCGCAGACGGCCTTTCTCGACCTGCGCGCCGATTTCGAAGTGTGGGCGACGGGCAGGGGCACATGAGCGAGCGCGAGTTTCCAGAAGAGCCAATTTCCTACGGCGATAAGTCCACAAAGGCCATGAAAATCATGTGCGCCTGCTGTGGCGCGGTCGCCTATTTCCCCTTTCAGACAGGGGCAAGCCGCAAGCCGCCCGGCGCGGCAATTCAGCATTTCCAACACAAGGGATGGGTGGTCGGCAACGGCCCGCGCAAGGATTTTTGCCCGCACCATGCCAGCCCGGCCAAACGTAAAGGATCGATAGTCATGACTAACACTCCCGCACCGACCAGCGCCGAAAAGCCGCGTGAAATGACGCGCGAGGATCGCCGGATTGTTCATGACAAGCTAGATGAGGTCTACGGCAAGGATGCCTATAAGTCGCCCTGGACTGATGCCGCCGTTGCCAAGGATTTGGGCGTGCCGCGCGATTGGGTTGTGCAGACGCGCGAGCATTTCTTCGGGCCGGCGGCTTCCAATCCGCTGTTTGACGAGATGCTTGCCGGCATGGCGCAAATCGAAACCGCCTTCAAGTGCTACGCGGTACTCTGCGCCGACGCGGCAAAGGCTGCGGAATTGCAGAAGCTCGCTCATGCCGATCTCTGCAAGCAGATGGATGCCTATCGCGTTCTTGCTCGCAAGGTTGAGCGCGAGGTGGGCCGATGACCGCACTATTGCCCATAATCGAAGAGCTTGCCGACTGCCAAACCGACGCGCAGCGCGCGGACTGGCTTTTGCGCGTGCCGGCGGGTGTGATCTGCCGCGATAGCAGCGCAATTCGCCGCGTCCTCATGGAATCCCGCTTTGCGCTCGGCGTGCAGGCGTTTGAAGTCGAGTTTGCGGCCATCAATGCCACGCGCCTGCCGGACGGCGGACTGCCGCAGACGGTCGTTCTCGGCGTGCAGGCTGTCCGCTCGTTTCTGCGCGATATCGTGCGCAAAGGGGGTGGACGGTGATGGAACCCGATCACGGCGCAACGTCCCGCGCGTGGTCATGGCGGCATGCGGTCGGAAAGTCCGGCTTGCCACCGATCACGCGGCTTGTGCTGCATACACTTGGCCTCAAAATGGATGCCACGGGGGGTTCCTGTTATCCGCCGATCTCGGAGCTTGTCGAGCTGACTGGCCTCGACAAGAAAACCGTTTTGAAGCACCTCGATATTGCCGAAGGCAATGGTTGGATTGAGGTAATGCAACACGGCTTTCGCGGACAAAAATGGAAGCGCAACGAATATGTCGCGCGTTGGCCGGGACGCGATCTTGCCGGCAATGCCGCGGTCGCCTCCGAAGATGAAGGCGGTGGAGCTACTCCACCGCGTTCCGCCGATTCGGAAAGTGCCCAAGGTGGTGGAGCAGTTCCACCACGTTCTGCCGCGAAGGTGGTGGAAATGGTTCCCGAAGCTGGTGGAACTGACGCCACGAAGGTGGTGGAGCAGCTCCACCAAGATAAGATTCTTCCAGCTAACATTCCAGAAAACTCTCCCTCAACCGCTGGCGCGGGAGAGGAGGGGGTGAAAAGAGCTGATCGAAAGAAGATTGAGGTTGCCTTCACCCTCTGGTTTGCCTCGTGGAAAAAGGGCGACGTCGATTATGCCCGAAACGCATGGTTCGCACTTTCGTCGGAAGATCGGGCGGAATGCATCGAGCGGACGCCTGCGTACCTTCGTTGGGTAAAACCTGCCGACCAGACGGCGGCTGCGGTCTTCCTAAAAGGCCGTCACTGGCACGACCTGCCCGAACATTTGGTTTCGCCGCCTGAAAAGACCCATGGCGTTGCCAAGCCCTGCGGAAAGCTTTGGATAGGAACGCGCTTTGAGGCTCTATCGAGAGAACCGACAGGCGCTTTACACCTCACGGTTTTTGACGAGCGGCGGATTGCCAGCGGTGCGATTTCTCGTGAGCAGCTTGTGCGCGAAAAGCGTCGGGAAAACGGTTGGCCGTTAGTCAGTTCCATGCGTGATCTGGCTAGACGGCGCGAGCCTTTCACCACATCGCTGACCTTGTTGCCGTTCGTTCAAGAGTTTCGGCAGGTGCATCGAGACAGCGAATTGTTCGCTGCTTGGAAATCGCTTCACGAGCGCAATGGCTGGCCTTTCATCGAGTACGTGCCCGAATGGGTCTATTTCCCGCCGGTCGATGACACGGCGGACGATCTGGACGCGGCGGTTGCTGCCGCGCTTTCCGCTTTCCTTTCTTCCATCAACGAGGGACGCATCCAATGATGCATAACGTGAAAATCTATGCTGCCAGCAAACCGGCCGACCCGCAGGTTTACGACCTGACGCGCTTTGCATCGCTGTTCGATCAGATGCGCGACCGCAAGCGAATCAAGGCCACCATGCTCTCCATGGCGGCGGGCGATCAGCCGGGAAGGCGCGAATGGTTCGTGGTCGAGACGAAGCATAAGCAGGAAATTTTTGTTGAAGACGTCCTAAGCGCAGCTGGCGTGAAAACTTTTCTGCCGCTGGAAAATGTCGGCCAGCAGGTTGTTCGCGGCAAGCTGATGCAAGATGTGATGCGGCCGCTGATGCCGGGTTATGTGCTCGTCAACATGGTGTATTCGGCCGCTGCGGTATGCGGCATTTGCCGGGTCGAAGGCGTCGCCGGCTTTGTTGGCGGAATGATCTCGCCGCATCGTGTATCCGATCAGGAAGTGCAAAGATTCAAAGCCTTCGATGAAACGCCCGATGCGCTGCACTGCATGGCGTTCAAGCGTGGGATGACCGTCCAGTTTACCTTTGGACCCTTCGCACAGTTCAACGGCGTCATCTGCAAGATGCGTAAGGATCGCACCATTGACGGCCAACGAGTGCCGACCGGGGCAGTGGTCAAGGTGGAGCTTTTCGGCAAGGAACATCTCATAGAGGCCCCTCTTGCGTTCTTGGAAAAGTTGTGAGAGTCAGAGGGCAGGATGATCTACCGTCCATGTGCAAGCGCGCCACCTTCGCGGAAGGCGAGCGGAGCGAAACGCTCCCACGCTGTTTAGCCGGGTAGACCCTGCCTTGACCCTCTCGAATGAGAGCGGCGATTCAAGGCCGGTGCTACTGCATTGCTAAAATCATCATCGTATCGAAGGCGGTCCAAGAGGGTCGCCTTTTCTGCTTTCCAAAGGTAGGGCTTGCCGATGACCGCACTAACCATGCAATGGGTTGACCGCAATCTGTCGGAATACGGCAGGCGGGTAGGGGAGCTGAAAGAGCGCTTCCCGAAGGTCTTGCCGCGTATCGTCAATCAGGTCGGCAACCGTGCGAAGACGGTCGTCATTCGCGAGCTGACCAAGCAAACCGGTCTGCCGCGTGCGACCATCGTTAGAGCGATTGGCAATCCATCGACAGCGCATCCCGGCAAACTCTACTATGACATGACCACTCGGGGTGGGAACATTCGGTTGAAATTTCTGCGCCCGAAGGAAACGCCGGCTGGCGTGGTGGCAAGACCCTTTGGCAAGCCGACGCTCTATCCCGGTTCGTTCATGCGAGGTGCCCATTTCCCCGACCGCAAGGACGTTCCACGGTTCAACGGACACGTCTACTATCGCTTGAACCGGTCGGGAACGAAGATCACCTTCGCGCGCTCCGGGGTGTTTATCCCGAAAGAGATGACGACGGGTGCCACATCGGCGGCGTTCCATCGGATCGCAGCGCCATTGCTCAAGGAGCGGGTCGAAGCCGCCTTGAACAAGCTGGTCCCCTGACCCCTCTGCCGCCTCGACCCTCCGGGGCCGGACACCCCCCATTCAGGGACCGGTTTGCCGACTTTATCGATGGACGGGCCTGGGGGACTGCGCGATTTCGCCAGTAGCACTTTCAAAAAGCGGTACACGGATACACGTGCAATACACGTGTTGATGCACGGGTGGTACACATGAACGAGGAATGGATATCGATCACGGAAGCCGCCGCGCGACTTACACAGGCCGGCGACAAGATCGACCGATCGTCACTCTCACGATATCTCAAGCAGCATTCCGAAGCTCTGCCGCTCAAGGCGGATGGCAAATCGAACCTTGTCGATTTTGTCGCGCTCATTGCCCATCGCAGTGAGAATGTCCGCCTAAAGACGCCGGTTGCTTCATTGCCCGGTATGGGAGCCGGGCCGGCGTCGGCTCCGCACATGATGCCGTCTCGCTTCAAGGGCACGCAGTCCGATGGTGCCGCGCGTAAGGCGCAAGCGGAAGCCGAACTGAAGGAAATGGACCTTGCGGAGCGGCGTGGCGAATTGACCATTGTCGCCGAAGTCGATCAAGGCGGACGCGATGCAATCGCCCTCATGCAGAGCGCATTCGAACGTGCGATTGAAACGGAAGCTGCTGCCGTGTCCCTGAAATATGGATGGGATGAGCGCATGGCCCGTCTCGCACTCAAGGGTTTTGCGCGGGAAGGTTTGAGCGTCTTCAACCGCGAAATCCTGAAAAAGCTGGACGGCATGCGGCGCCAGTCAGAGGCCGGCGGCGATAACCAGTATCACGAGACAGGGCAGGCTTTGCAGTGAGCTTTCACGATGTTCGCGTCCGATTTCCGGAGCTGGCAAACGGCGCGGCTGTCCTCTTTGGAGGCTTGGCCGCTGCCAGCCGTCCAGCGGAAGACCTGACGATAAGCGAATTTTCGGATCGTCATCGCAAGGTGTCGCCGGAATCGGGTTCGCCTTGGCCCGGCGATTTTCGAACCGACCGCGTGCCGTACCTGCGCGAGCCGCAGGACTGCTTGCACCCCGACCATCCGGCGCGGCGTGTAACTTGCCGATGGGCGGCGCAGCTCGGCAAGTCGACTGCAATCGAGAACTGGTTTTGCTTTATCGTGGACCAAGCGCCGGGGTCGATGATGATCGTGCTGCCGACGCTTGAAGAGGCGACGAAGTTCAATCGCATCAAACTGCAGCCGACAATCGAAGCCTCGAAGCGCATCGCGCATAAGGTTTTGCCGGTTAGCAGCCGTGACGAGCAGGGCAGCACCACATCATTTAAGCGATATGCCGGCGGCTTTTGCCAGATCGTCAATGCAGGCTCTTCGAAGGGCTTGCAAATGGTGTCTATCAAATACCTCGCCATGGACGAAGTGACGGGCTACCCGAAAGACGTTGACGGTCGCGGTAGTCCTCGCGATCAGGCGCGCGCCCGTCAAAAGATGTACGGCGATCTTGCCAAGGAATGGCAGGGGTCCACGCCGGGCATAGCGGGCGAATGCGCGATTTCGGAGGATTTTGAAAGCGGCGACCAGCGTTTCCGCTACATGCCTTGCCCCCATTGCGACACCTTTCAGCCGATCATCTTCGACATGATGCGCGGGCCTGACAAGGAGCACGGGCTACCTGTTCATGTCCGGTGCATGCGCTGCGATGGTGTGATCCTCGACGGTCACAAGCGGGAAATGGAAGAGCGGGCACACTGGATTGCCCGCCGCGTCCGCGAGGGTGACGAGCCGATCCCGCTTGAGATTTCGGCGGAAGAAATAGCCGATTGGATTTGTCCACCTTGCGAGGGACGTTGCCGCGACTGGCAACCGAGCTATCATTTGTGGGCCGCATACGCGATCCGGGAAAAATGGGCTGACATCTGGCAGCGCTGGATAGATGCGCAGGGCGATACGACAAAGCTCAAAGCCTTCTATCAGCAGGATTTGGCAGAGCCCTACGATCCCGGTAGCACAACGGTCGAATGGGAAAAGATCGTCAAGGCCGCAAGAGACGAGATGGTGCCGACCGGCATCGTACCGGAATGGGCCGCGCTGCTTGTCTCTGCTGCCGACGTTCAGGGATACGGCATCAAGTGGGTTGTCTATGCCATTGGTCCACGCGAGCAATATTGCTTGATCGACCGTGAGATTTTCGAAGGCTCGCCGGATCAGAGCGATGAGCCGTGGATACAATTATCCGACGCCTTGAACCGAACGTACCCGACGCCCGGCGGACGCAAAAAGGCTATAGACCTTTCAGGCATCGACTCCGGGTGGTCCACAGACAGAGTCTATCGCTTCTGCGTTGGCCGTCCGAATGTCATTCCGCTTGATGGACGCGAGCCGGTCGGTCTGCCTTGGCTCGGGACGCCCGTAAAGAAGGATGTCAAGGACCATCGGAAAAAGGTCATTGCCAAGGTCCTGCTCTATCCTGTCGGTCTCTACGATGTGAAGACCGCTGTCACTGCGGCGCTCGCCAATCTCGTCCAAGGTGCCAGCGAGGCCGGGCAATGGCCGCGCGGCACGATCCACTTCGCGGGCGATCTCTGCGACGAGGATTTTGCCAAGGAGCTAACCGCCGAATGCTTGGTGGACGAGGAAGAGGAAGCCCGAACCAGCCTCAAGCGAAAGTCGAAGCGGCTCGTCAACCCGAAAGCCGGACGGAAATGGAAGAAGATCAACGGTCGTATGAACGACTGGTTTGACGCGACCGTCTATTCCTATGCTCTCGGCTGGTATCTTCAGAACAAGCGCAAGCTTACTCTCGACCGGTGGGCCGACCTGATACGCGAACTGCATGGCGAACCGGAGCAGGCAAACGACCTGTTCGACCTGGCTGACCTGAGCCCGTTCGGCAAGCAAGAGCAGAAGCCCGCGCAACCATCCGGAAAATCACGTCAGCGAAAGCGTTGGGGGTCATACTCATGATTGAAAACAAACCTCGCATGCGCGTGAAGGCGAATTCGGTCCGGGTCGAGATGCCCGCGCCGCAGCCAGCGCCGTCCCGTAAAATGACGGCGCGATATCTTCGGGGTGATCGGGCTGGCACACTTAGCATGCGCCGGGCGGTCACACGTGATGCACGGATAGATGTCCGCGAAGCTGCTGAACGCGCTTCCGCGTTGGCCTTCGACTTCATGCAAAATAGTGGTTGGATATCGGGCGCTATTCAGCAGATCGTCACCGATACCATCGGCGAAGAGCTGAAACTTGCCTGTCTCGCACAGCTCGAATCCTTCGGTTACACAAAGAAGCAAGCTACGGCATGGTGCCGCCGCGTCGAGCGGGCTTGGCGGCGGTGGGCATGGAACCCGAAGGAATGCGACCTAGCCGGCAAGGCGACTATTGCCGATATGGCGGAAGCGGCCTTGCTCAGCTTCCTTGCGACGGGCGAGGCTTTCGGGTTGCTCGATAATCTGCCGCTCGAAAAGCAACGTCGCCTCGGCTTGAAGTCTGGTACGAAAGTCTCTCTGATCGCCTCGCATCGCTGCCCTCGCAGGACAGAGGAAAGCGTCGGCCTCGATCAGGGCATCTACCACGATGAGGATAACAGGGCGGTTGCCTATCGCTTTCGTGTCCGGGTGGCTGGCGTCGAGCAAGACCGAACTGTCGATGCTTCGGACGTGATTCACGTCATGGATCGTGCCGCAAACCTCAATAGCCCGCGCGGCATTTCGGTCATCGCAGCCGCGTTGAAGGTTATTGCGCAGTCGGACCAGTTGGCCGATGCGACCTTGGCGACGGCATTGATGCAGACCATCTTTGCGGCGACCATCAAAAGCCCGGAACCGAGCGAAACAGCGTTTCAGGCTATACAGACGTTGAACGATATTGATGCTCCCGCCGGCTTTGACGGCGATTGGTCGGAGTTCATCGGCGGGCTGCAGCAAGATTTGCTCGACGTTTGGGACCATCGCATCGGCGCGTTAAAGGAAAAGGGCATCTCCATGTCCGATTCCGCACGCATCAATCATCTCGGTCCCGGCGAAGAATTCCAGATGCATACGGCAGCAACGCCGGGTTCTCAATATCTGCCTTTCTTCCAAAATCTCTTGAAGGAAGTCGCCCGTTGCCTCGGCATCACCTACGAAGCGTTGGCAATGGATCATTCAAACGCTTCCTATTCCTCGGTCCGAATGGCCGTTGCCAGCATCTGGCCGATTGTTCTGCGTCGGCGCACTCGTATCGTCGCTCCGTTCTTGCAGGGCATCTTTGAGCGCTGGCTTGATGAGATGATCTTTCGCAAGATCATCCCTTTCAAGGGTGGATATGAGGCTTTCAGTCGGGACAGAGAGAGCGTCTTTCAGACGGAATGGAGCGGTCCCGCCGCACCGTCTGCCGACGACTACAAAGCCGCCCTGGCTGCTAAGATCAGGCTCGAAACCGGCCTGTCCACCTACCACGACGAATGCGCACTCGCCGGCAAGAACGGCGAGGAACAAATTGTTCAGCTCGGGCGCGAAAAGAAGATGTTCGAGGATGAGGGCGTGCCTCATCCCTTTGGCCGGTCGCAGGGTGGCGGCGGTCCCCTCGGGGCCGCAGCCGTTGGCAACAGAGACCCCGCGAAAGAGGCTGCTTGATGGTGGACGGTTCCGACTCGCTGAAAATCGATTGGTGCGCGCGCGCGGTCAAACTGCGTCGCGTCGAAGAGGCGTTGCTTTCCGGCGAAATGGTCACGGAAGCGCGCTTCGGTGAAGACATGACCCGCTACGCCAATGCCTCACTGGCAGAGGTGCGGCGGGCTTTGGATGAGGCCATCCGCAATTGTCAGATTGCGCGAGGCGAGAAACCAGCGCGAACCCGATACGCGATCAGCGGTCGCATGCGCCCTTACTGAGGTCACGGAAATGGCTGCTATTCTTGAAGACGGGAAGCTGCGGCTTTCCGGCTATGTAGGCGACTATTATTTTGAAGACGGCTTTACATCGGCTGATGTCGTCTTTGCCTTGTCGCAAATCGAGGCCGATGCAGAGCTTGCCGTTCACATCAACTCGGGTGGCGGCATTGCCACGGAAGGTGCGGCAATCCACGCCCTGCTTACAGCGCGTCCCGGTATCACGAATGTCGTGGTTGAAGGGATTGCTGCATCTGCCGCATCCCTCATTGCCATGGCAGGCCATACCGTCACCATGTCGGCGGGTGCCGTGATGATGATCCACGATCCGAGCGGTTACACCTTCGGCAATTCCGACGATCACAGCAAAACCATCGAAGCGCTCGAAGCGTTGGCAACCTCCTATGCCCGCGTCTATGCGGCCAAGTCCGGCAAGACTCCTGACGAGTGCCGGGACATCATGAGGGCGGAACGCTGGCTGACACCTGACGAGGCGGTCGCCGAAGGCTTCGCCGATGAGACGACCGAGAATAAGGCCAAGTCGGTTGCCGCCTTCGATTACCGGCTTTTTGCCCATGCGCCGAAAAACCTCGTTGCGCTGTCGAAGGCGAAGAACTGGTCAATGACGATCACTCCCCCTCCCAAAAATCAGAACCCCAATTCCACCAAGGAGAAGACCATGAACGACAAAGAGCGCGCGGATAGCCTTGCGACCGAAAATGCCGGCCTGAAAGCGCAGATCGAAAAGCTCACGGCCTCGGCAGAGATCGCCGTGAAAGAAGACCGCGAGCGGCGCGTCGCGATCATGGCGCTCGACGAGGCCAAGGGACGCGAGGCGTTGGCGGAGCATCTTTTTGCAACCGGTGTTTCTGTCGATGCCGCAAAGGCCACACTGTCGTTTGCGCCAAAGTCGTCCGACGCGGGCGAACAGGAATATCAGCCGCCGCGTACCATGAATGCGCAGGGCCTCAATCGCGAGCCAACCAACAGCAAGCCGCAGGCGAAATCGGGACTCTCCGCTCGGATCGATGCCCGCGTGCAGCGCGCCAAGGCATAGCCCGTTCGGCTCGCTTTCATCTCACCTGAAACATATCTTTTGAAGAGGATATCAACATGGGCACTTTGCCTGTTCTGAAATTCCAGCAGTCACCGGGCATGTCCAAGCTGCTGAAAAAGGAAGTCGATCCCGAAATTTGCCGTGGCCTCGGCACCTTGCTTGCCGGGGAGGCTGCAGCCCGCTCCGTAAAGATGGGCCAGCTTGTCGGCAAGATCGTCGGAACCGATCAGGCTCCGGCCGGTGCGAAGGCTGGCAAGCTTGTTGCCTGGGACCCGGATGCAACGGACGGCAGCCAGATCGTCTACGGTGTTTGCCTCAAGGATTGCGAAGCGGCGATCGGGGCCGATCTGGTTGGCGGCGTTCTCTACTCGCGCCGTCTGTCGGTGCTCAATCGAGCCGCCATCGTGTGGCCCGCTGACGCCACCGACGCCCAAAAAACTGCGGCACTCAATGACATCGAAGAGCGCTTGGGCCTGATCGCCCGCGCCTAACTCCCTTCATCATTCGCTGGAATTTCCGCCTCGCGGTCGCGGGTAGGGGTTCCTATGCCTATCAGGATACAAGGACCAATCCGCCATGCCGGAAATTGTTTTGCCTTACTCTAACGTTGATCTCACGACGGAGGTCAACAAGCTGCCGAATACCTTCGGTCTTCTCAATGCGCTTGGTATCGCGCCGGGCGAGCCGAAGCGTTCGCGGCTCGTTCGCATCGACTACCGCGAAGGACAGATTGTTGTGCTGTCTCATCAGGAGCCGGGCGGACCAGGCGAGATTTCGGATGATGGCGTGCAGTCCGGTATCATTCTGTCCATCCCTCATTTCACCCACTTCGAAAACATCCTTGTCGGCGACATTGATGGCCTCTTGGAAGTTGTGAACGGGCAGATCACGGAAGCATCGCTCGACGCCGAGCTTGAGCGCAAGCTCATCACCATCCGCAAAAACCATTCGATCACGCGCGAATTTCTGCGGCTCGGCATGCTGCGCGGGGAGATCAAGGACGGCAAGTTGCGGACGCTCTATAATCTCTATGATCTCTTTGACGTGGAGCGGAAGGAAGTCGATTTCGCCCTGGGCACCGCCGGCACCGATGTTCGCCAGAAGTGCGAGGAAGTCAGCGATCACATTCTGACGAATGCCAAAGGCGAGACGGTCGGCGGCGTCGAAGCGGTCGTTGACAGCAAGTTTTTCGCCAAGCTGATTTCGCATTCCAAGGTCGAAAAGTATTGGGTGCAGGCGCAGAACTCTTCACTACATACCCAGTTGGAGCGCCAACGTCTCGGCGGCAACTGGGGCCGGGTGTTCGAGTTCGGCGATATCGTCTGGCGAGAATACAAGGGCGGCTTGCCGGTCAAGGACAATGACGGCCGCATCGTGACGGCAAAGAACGTCGACGACAATTCCGGTTCGGTCTATCCGTCCGGAACGCAATCCATGTTCCGCACCTTCGATGGTCCGGCCTACCATATCGATCGCGTCAATCAAGCTCCGGGCGCAGACGAGGAAGGCTCCATTTTCATCTCCACCAAGGAACTGGACCACGGCGTTGGCCTCGAACTGAAATCGCAATCGAACATGCTTGCCATCTGCAAGCAGCCGGATTGCTTGGTGCAGGTCAAAACCTCGAACTAGCTTGGCCGCGTTCCGCAAATCCGTGCGATGGCGGCCGGGGGCAGGAGCACGAGTTGCTCGATGATCCCGGCCGCACGGCTTTCACTGAATATTTCGGTTGGATCAGCGAGACTTGTTAGGTGACCCGAGAGACGATGGATGGCTTCGTTTGTTTGCCGGAGAGGACCGACAGGGTCTTCGTCATCATAATGCGCGCGACCGAAGATGGTCATTTCCGAGATTGTCGCCGCGATGAGCATTAATAGGTCCGGGCGTTGCGCCGCGCGCATTCGATCGATCACCTGTTGCAGCATGTCTTTCGTCATCTTCTCTCTGTAGCGCCTTTGCAATAGCGGCCCAATCAGTGCGGCCTTTGGAGAATACTATGCCTGTCGGGGCTACCTTTCATAGCGTGCGCGATGCTGTCGTCTCGGCGGTTGACGGCAAGTTTGCTGAAACAATTCGCCTATCACCCATGGCCGGCGGCACGCGTGACCAACAGAGGCCGCAGCGCGAGATTTCGGCAGTCTTGCGTACAGGCGCCGAGAAATCGAACGCCGTTGACACTGCGAACCCCGCCGCATGGCAAGTCAAGATCGCGGCAGGCAAGGCCATGCTTTATATCGACCGCACACGATATCCCGATATCGCTTTGAAGAAGCAGGATGCGGTGCGCGCTTTGACCCGCCACGGTCAACCCGTTTTCGAGGTCTCGCTTGTCGATGACCGCAATCATACTCGGCTGATTGTCGAGCTTGTTCACAAATAACAGAACTGGTGAGTCCCATGTCGCTCGTACGTATCGCATTGCGCATCTCTGCCGTGGAAGCCCTGAAAGGGCGGACGTTGGTGGATGGCAATGTTCTCGATAGCCAGATTGGCGCGCTCGATGTTGCTGCCAACGGTTCGTTGCATACGCCGCAGGAGAAGCCGTTTATCTCTGTCTACACCGACGACGCCAAGGTGACGGATGGGTTATTCCTGGCGATCTGCGCAGTGGTCGGCATCGACTGCCACATTGGCTCGCAAATCACCGAGGCAACGCCCT